GTGCATATCATTAATAAAGTGTCTTTCATTACTCCCTACTACTCTATTAATAAATCCTGTTCTGTAACCGTTAAATGAAAATTGTTTAGCACCTTTTGTTGGACTACCTTCCATTTGTATTCTTTTTGCTATTCTACTTGCTATGGAAACCTTTTCGCTTTGACTACCATAAGGTATTTTCTTAGCATCCATCCAATCCATAATAGCATCAAGATTTGGATAAGTACCTGCCTTTTGACCTTCATTAACAGCATCTACATATTTAACTCTTGTCTGAACAACTAAATCAATAGAATCTTTACTATCTACTAAATCATAGTGCATTGTATCAGAAAGATTGCCTGTTGCAATATGGTCTTGTTGTTTAAGTTCTTCTCTAAACCTAGTAACAAACTTCTTCCCAATCTCATTGATTGTCCTATCAAATGTCTTTAGTATATTCTTCATATTAATGCTTTAGCTTGTTTTACTGATTTAAGTATTGCGTTTTCAACAGTTTCAAGATTGCTGTCTAAATATCCATCGTATGCTGAGAAATGATATAATCCTCCATTAAATGTTGGTATTGATACATTTCCTATTTTCCCCAATTGGTCAAAAACAAAATCAGAAGTTGGTATTGTTCCTGTTGCCACCTGAGTTCCATTTTCTCTTATATAAACCTTAGAGCCTTCTCTTTGAATTGTAATCAATAGCTTCTTACTACTTGGTTGCCAATAACCTGATACTGTTGTAGCATACTCACTACCTGAAGCAAAACTAATGTTATATGATTCGTTTATTGATTCTCCTATTGATATATACATATCGTTATCATCGCTTTTTCCTAGTAAACGATATTGCTTGTGTAAAGAAGCAACAGGGATTGGTTCTATATAAAAGAACATTGTAAAATCTCCTGAAACTGTTATGGCTGAATTTAAGGTCATAAAATCAGAGCTATCTCTTTTAAAAAAAATAGGAGAAAATCCACTTACACCTTTTCCAAGCTCACCCAATATTGGTTGATTAGCTATGGTTGACTGAGATAGCTGCACAGAGCTATAAGAGCTTCCCCAAGCAACAACATTAGAGTTGTCTGACTTAATATTGCTATGAAAATCAAATACACACAAAGGACTAACACTAACCTCTGTTGAGTTTTCTACTTCTTTAAATCGTCTTGATAAAGATATGCTTTTTGTTAAGGCAGTTTGCTGTGAAAGTCTTTTTTCGTTAGTTACATAAAGGTCTGTATATGTTATGTAATCTCTTTCTGATGCTTTGTAAATAACAGGTGTTAATACACCATCTATGGTGCAATAAACTCTATTGTGTAACTCCTTATCCTTATCTATGTTAAACTTTTTCCCTATCATTAGAACTTATCGTTTACTGTTTCCCAATTAAATTTATCTCCTGATAATAATGCGTCTTTTCCTAAGTCAAAATACTCTACCAATTCCACCTTTGTAGATTGCTTTAGATGAGGTTTGTAATCAACAATTTTGTTTAACCTATAATATACTCCATCTAAAAATACTAGATTCCTGTAATCTAAAGTAGCTACATCTTTTTGACTTAAATTCAAATAGATATGTCTTATTCTAGGTTTCTGTTTTAGTTGATTAACCATCTTGTTGTAAAAAGTGTGATACAACCCTCTAAAATCAATTTTACTATCGTGACCGTCATTTATGTTTGCTTGAGTTAAGTAAACATCATTAAAAGATAAATTAGGGTCTAAAAAAACTTCAGTTCCATTATATGTTCCTGCACTTAGCTTAACCCTGCTATTATATATCGTATCTATTTCTGATGAAGATAAAGATGACCAATCCGTTCCATCAGGTACAGATGACTTAGGTATAGTGCAGAAATTGTAATGTATAAAACAAGCTCTACAAAACTTATCGTTGAAAGCATTTGAAGTTTCAATTTCACCATTTGTATGGTAAGAATATCCTGATGTTAAATTATTAGTAAGACCTGTTGACATATACTGAGTGTTACCACCATCTACGGGAATTGTTATCAAGACTCTTGCACCAATACCAAAATCTTTCTTACCTCTATCTACAAATCTAGGGAACTCAAGGTTTGAAAATTCTGAAAAGTACATAGGTATAACAGGACTTCTTTTTATATCGTGAGCAGAACCTGCATCCCTATCTACATAGTCAGGTTCTTGGTAGTTAAATGTAGGTGCAAAATATTTATTCTCAACCACATAGCTTCCATCTGTAAATATATTGCCATCATCAACCTCTCTATAAGCACCCCAATCTGTATTGCTTTTCTTGTTATATCTTTCTAACATAGCATCGTTTGAAGCATCTTTGTATTTGAATATCAACTCTGATTTTATATCATATATGAACTCATCTTGTATTTGTTTTGAGTAATCTATTTTATCAGTCCAATTTACCGCATCTGAAGTTCCTTTGTAAAAGTAGTCAAATGGCTCTATCTTAATAATCTTACTACCTGCATCTGTTTGGAATTGTAGGTTAAACATTTGAGCAACACCCGAAACAAAATCAGACTGCTTTCCATCAGGAACAAAGTAGTGTACGTCATTTAGGTCATCACCAACAGATATTTCTGTTGAACCTGCTATTTCAAAAGTTCCACTTTTATATCCAAAAGTTACTGTTCTACCCGAACTAAGATTACCTTTTCTTTGTACTTCAATACAAAACAAATACTTAGATGTTCCGCTAGTAGCATCAACGTATGTGTCGTTCCAATTTATATCAACATCGTAGTTGTTTGAGAAATCCCTAGAATATTTTTGCTCCCATATTTTAGAGTAACCGTTTAAACTATCACCTGATGCAGCTTCAGCAGCGTAAATATCTTCACTATCATCATCTTGACATCTCCAAACCTGACCCCATACATCAAACTCACCACCATCATCACCACTATCTGCAAAAAACCTAGCTGTTATATCCCATCTTATTGTATGATTACCTCCTAAGTTCTTTACAAGCAATGTGTTTAGTCCACTTGTTCCTTGCTGAACATTACCATCAGAAGCGGCAGGTGTGTTGGTTTCTGCATCATCCAATACAGAGTTTCCTGAAAATGCAAACTTAGCTAGTTGACCTGTGTAAGTACCTGAACCTATTTTACCTGTTCTTCTTATTGTTTCCATATTTCCTATGGAATCAACTTCTAAAGTTGGTGTTGTTCCACTTGCAAAAAGAGAAGCTAACTGAGTATATCCATCAGACTTTTCTATTTTTCCGTATTTAAAGTTTGATTGCTCACCCTTTATTTCAAAATCACAAGGAACAATTAAGGATTTAAAATAGTCGCTATTGCAAAATTCACTTTCAACAGTATATCCTTGAGCTATAAATATTTTATCCCAAATATCTTTCAAATAAAAGGCAGGTGCAAAATCTGCTTCGGTAACCTGTGGTCTTGAACTTAACCCCTCACCAAAAGACATTAATGGATAGTGAAATTTATCTGTTTGAGATGAATATGTTGCAAAATCTCTTGAGTTATTCGATAAAGGTATAATGTTATCAAATGTATAATTTCCTTCAGAAACAGGTGGATAAGAAGTATAGGGAATCTTGCTAAATCTTAACTCGTTGAGGTCAAGGTTTTTAATCTTGGATGCCCAATCCATATTATCGCCAAGAAAAGTACACTCATATTCCAATACTTTAGTATCTTTTGTAATCTTATAGAATCTCAAAACTCCACTTATGATTGGTAAATTATCTGAATATATTGTAGATGGCAAATCTTTTCTTACATTCTTACTGTCAATATTACCATCTTGATACATATGATTAAACAACTTGTTGTTGTTTCTTGTAGCAGGAACTTTAAAAGTTTTACTAAAACTACCATTACGAGAATTAAAATCCCTTACATCAAAGTTTTGATAATTAAGTGACAAAGGAAAGTCATCACTCGATGTAATATCAAGGTTTCCTAATATGTTGTCAGTAAAATCTCTTAGCTCAACTCTTATTTCTGCCATTATTCTATTGTTCTTTTAGCTTTGCTTTCTATATAATTTAAAGTACATCTCTGTAAGTTCTCATTGTCAAATGTAGTGACACTAGCATCCTTAATAACAACAGGAACATAGTAGTTTCTATTGAGTGTAGAATACCAACCCTTAGAATTAGGTATGTCTGTTTGATACTCTCTTACAACAATGTAGTCTATTTGTGTAATTCCCTCTACATCATCGTGATGAAGCAAAAACATTGGGGATATGTATTCAATACCTGTATATGCTGTTGATGGGTTATTTACGTTATTAGACTGAACAGCAGCAGTTGTAGAATGTCCTGTTACATAACCTCTAAATGTTTCAAACTCATCATTAGCAGTTTGGTCATATTGGTCTAGCGTAACATAATGTGCATTTCCAAAATTATCAGCACCCGTTGTGCTTATCTTTGTTGTTTTGTCGGCAGCATAACCCGTAAAACCAACATAATCAACACCACTACCATTACCACTACTTTTTATTCTAACCTCAATTTCATATATACTTTTTGGATTGTACTTAATGAACTTTTTGCTTGATGCCCAAATTGTGTCATTACCTGAATTATTACCTTTTTTAAAAGTTCTTGTTCCTGTAATATGACCATCAGCAGTTTCAAAGGCAGCATCAGTTGTAAAATCTCCCTCAACAGCATTCCAATTATTAGTAATATTAGATGTAGCAGCATAACCACTCCAATCCTCTCTAAACACTTCTTTGCCTATCCAACCTTTCTCTATCCATACATTTGGAGAAGCTAATAAATCCTCAAACATATCTTGCTCTCCAATTCCATAAGGTCTTGATATTGCTGTTCCTTCCTTTACAGCTTTTACCTTTGATTTTCTAACAGATGGATATTTGTCATCAGTAAGACCTGCAACTCTAGGAACAGTAGCTCCATAAGTTACGGGAGAACTAGCAAGATGATAAGGTGGTAAATCTCCTTGAAGAACATTGGTGTCACCCGTAGAGCTGCCTAATTGACCTCTAAACTCAGGGTATATACTTTGCTCGTAGGACATAGAAGATATGTTAATTCCTTCTGTAAATGCACCATCAAATGTGTAGCTGTCAATACCGCCTAATCTATTCTGCCAATGAAATCTAACACCATTAACTCTTTGTCTAGTGTGGTCGATATAATATGTAATATTTTCACCTATTCTATTGCCTGATGTATCTTCTGTATATAGTATATAGCTACCCACGTTTGAGAAATCAGTTAGTGCTTCAGAATTAAACCATTGTGCATCAGGTGTTTCTTTTATGTTTCTTGTTCCAACACCAACTTGAACTACCGATACTGTTGGTTCTACAACTCCTGACGATATGTTTGCAAATGAGTTTAGCTCCGAACCCGTATTACCACTACCATCAGTTGTATTATCTATCGTGATAACATAATCAAGTCCTGCTGAGTTAGTTATTGGACTTCCATTAAAATCATTAAATCTAACTTTTACTCTAGGATGGTCTGAGCCATTATCGTGAAATATAAAAGAAAGATACTCACACTCATCGTGACCTATTATTCTGTGATTTACAGGCTTTGTGGTAAGATACTTTTGTCTATTCTTTTCATACTCAGCATCGCAACTATGCTTATACAAAACATCTAATAAGTTTCCTTGAATTTGTGCTGATGCTCCGTTTAACAATTCATTCCCTATCGCTAAAAAATGTTCTTCCTCGTGCAATAGAGCTGAGTTTACAGCAGTTACATCTCCATTATCTTTTTCTGAAGCTGTGTCACTTGTTGTTAGAACACCATCTATTATTTCTTCTAAGAAAAACTCAACCTTAAATAACTGAAATGTATTTAAAGCCATTTGACCCATAGTAATATCCCTTCTAACATTATTGCTTGTATCGTGAGTACAAGGTCTTAAATCGTAAGAAACAAAATCTCTTAATATGCTTGATACGTCTATTGTGTAATAAAGGTAACTTGTGTTAGGACTTTCTGTATCAGCATAGTTAGGAATATCTATACTTGGCTGAACTCTAATATCAACTCTACGAGAACTATCTAATGTTTCATCAATATTTCTTGGTATTATAGATACCTTACAACTAGGGTATCTATTCCTATCAGTAGAATCTACCCTAGCGGTAAACTTTATAGGACTATAAACACTTTGAACTGTGTTTTTTGGTTGGTCTATTAAATTTAAGTTAGCCATTATATGTTGTATTTATGTTGTAAGTATTGTTGTATGTGTTGTATTGCTTCGTGTGATATGTCTTGATTAAAAACAATTAATTCTTGAATTTGACCATTAAAATTATTTAAAGATGATGTAGATGAACTGCTACCCAATGTTAAAGGTCTTTCTGTTCCATAATCACTTACAACATCCCAATCACTTTCATTATCGTGACCATCTTCTATTTGATTTACAAATATATGTACTCCTTTGTTATGCAAATCGTAACCCAATACTGCTGTTGTAGTTGAATCGCCATCAACAGCAATTATATTATCATTTTGTGCATCGTAGTGACTTACACTCCAAATGTAATCACTACCTGACAAAGAGCTTTCTATTGCAAATCTTTTGGTGTTTGTTGTGTCGTATTTCTTTGAAAGGAATGTTCCTCTTGCTTCATTCGACTTAGCAACCCAAATAATTGCGTGTTCGTGATATAAACCAACACCATTGTCTATGCCATTATTTATACAAGTCATAAAATTATTAACTCCATCAAATTCTAAATAAGGATAGCCATTATTTGTATTTTCGTATTTATATACAGGCTTATTGGCACTTGTTGTTTGTTGGAAGTGATTTCCATTACCACTTTGGTCAATCCACTTGTTAACCACCTCATTACCGCCATAAAACTCGGTTTTAACGCCCATATCTGCTTTTAGCCAAACTTTTGGACTATAAGCCGATACAAGTGCTTCATCAATAGCTAGAAGGCTGTGAGAGAACGCATTTAAAGTAAAAGTAAGCCTGACTTGTATCAACTTGTCGTTATACAACTCTTTTTCTCGTTCAACAGATATACTGTCAGGACTTAAAATTACTTCTTTGTTTGCATAGCTATCCAACACTCTTTGTAGCCAAGTCAATGCTTCTTGCTCCAACAAGCTAAATACTACATCAAGCGAACCTGCTTGGTTTTGATAGTATGGCTTAACGACTAAGCACTCAAAAGTATATTCTTCTTGCACATCGCCTTCCGTAGCAGGAAGTTCAGATGTTGGCGGTAAAACAACAAGTAATGGATAGTCATTGTTGTGATTCTCATTGATTTCATTCTCGTAACCAAATATGAAGCCACCGTTTATCCATTGTTGCTCAAACCTATCTCTTAATTCTCTAAGTTTAGTAAAACCCATTATTTTATTTGTTTCCTCTGTTCTTCATTAACAGCTAGTTCATAATCTCCTTTTGCAGTTTTCCAAGACAGGTATGTTAAAACCTTATACAACTTTTCATCTTTTACACTTTGCATAGCATCTTTACCATCTCTTGTAAATACTCCATCAAGTGCTAGGTCGTATAAGGTGTTCAGCCAACCAAATGGCTTCATTATCTTACTTGCCTTCGCTACTGCGATGCTTTTTGTTCCGCCATCTCTGAAAAGGTTTTTATAACGTTGATTGATGCCAAAGTTCGTTTGTTCAAAAAAAAACTGAACTCCCACACGATGTCCATTGTTAATCCACGAAATTTCTTCGCCTTTTCGTCAATATTGTCAAGGTCAACTTCCTCATCTACTTGTTTACACAATATTGCCATTTGTTCAGGTAAAATATCAAATCTACCGTTTTTTAGGTATTGTGTATTCAACTCCAACTGTTGACTTTCTATATAATCACCAAAAGTGCCTGTTCTAAGGAAATCCATAGGGAAATAGTAAATATCACCCTCAAATTCAAAATAGTCCATTCCTTTTGGCTTGTATTCCTCCATAATCTCGTTAAGACACTCAATTACTGCCATAACATCCTTCATTGGCACATTTGCCATTGTTTCCGCATCAATGCCTGTCATATAGATGAATAATTCCTTATACATCTTATTTTCCTGCATTATGTGGTATTTTGTCAAATCATTCTCACTATTTGCTTCTTCTTCTGTAATTTGATACTTTTTTATTATCTCATACACTCCGCAATAGTAATCAACGGTCATTTCCTCCCACTTGTTAGGAATATTGTATTCTTTGCTATTTATTTCTATATTTAACATTGTTCCATCTTTTTTATTTCGGCTTCATCTTTAATTAGGTCAGATAAACTTCCCACAACCTCCATTGTTGAGGTATATACGTTTTGAACGCATCTCTCAATAATGTCATCGTTTTCTTCATTTCTTAATCCTGCAAAGAAACCTAACGAAGTAAACATTGTCAAATTAGGAATAGCAAACATCCATTCCTCTAAATTGTCATCATTTAAGCCAATACCAACAAAATCATTGTGATACATCATAATATCCTCAAGTAACTCCTGAAAATCATCATATTTACCGCTATCAGCAGTTTCGGTTGCTACATATACCTGCTTTTGTATATAAATCAGGTAGTTGGTAACCATATCCTCGTGCTTGGCGTTTATATGCTTAAATTTCTCCATTTTTGCAAAATTAATTATTAGTATATGTTATCTGTCGCAGTTTTTGTGCAAATTTCAATTTTATAAGTGATTTATCCAAAAAATACTATTTTTTTACCCTTAAAGTGCTTATTTAGTGCCATTACAAGGCAATCAACCATATCATCGTGCCTTGCAGCAGGAAATTGTTGGCATTGCATCATAAATTCTTCGTTCCACGCACCCTTCAGTAGTGTTACTCTACCTACTTCAAGTGTTGGACTAACATCTTGCACTCTAGCCACCTTGTCTTTTGTTGGTGGTTTATCTTCTTTTACATTCAATCCTGTTTCTCTGATTAGAGTTTGCACAATGGATTTACCACTTGCTTTAGGCTCTACAAAGATTTTAGATTGACTTGAGTAGCCATTCTTCTCCACAAACTTGATAATATGCTTGATGAGGTCAGGAAATTCAAGTCTTACGTTCTGTACTGATGTTATTTGCCAAGTATTGTCAGCAAAAACGTATGCCATTAGTGCTGACGGGTCATTTTTCTCACTTGCTGTGTATGCAGGGTCGATTATAAAATTGACTACCCCTTCTTTTTGTTTTTCTTCTACCTTGAACCAAGATTTCTTAATCATCCCACTATTTGCAGGTGTTGGTCGCTGTTGTAGCTGTCCTGCATAGCCATAAGAGCCAAGTGCCGATTTATAGTCATCTAAAACTTCTTGTGAGAATCTTTCTTTCCAAAACAGACCATCTTGATATTGGTCAGCAAGGTGTGAAGGCTTTAAATCGCTAGAAAGTTCTGCGGGAATACATATGTGCTTATGTTTGTCAGGTGAGTTGAATAGAAGATAGCCACTTAGGTCATCTTCGTGTACTCTTTGCATAATAATTATCCTAACTCCCGTTGTTGGATTGTTAAGTCGTGAATACAATGTTGACTTATACCATTCGTTAGCATTTTCCCTTTCTATCTGCGAAGCTGCATTTTTTGGTGATGTAGGGTCATCGACTAGAATTATATCACCACCCTGTCCTGTTACCGAACCTCCAACAGATGTTGCCCTTCTTGAGCCTAAATAATTATTCTCGTATCTTGCTTTTAGGTTTTGGTCTTTTTTGATTTGGAATGTTTCTCCCCAATGTTTCTGATACCATTCGCTATTGATAATATCCCTTGACTTAGTTGCGTGTTCAATACTAATGTCTGCCGAGTATGATGCTGTGATAAACCTCATCTTAGGATATACCGCCCAACACCAAGCAGGAAACAGAACAGTAACGAGTAGTGACTTACTACTACGGAATGGAATATTAATAATTATATCCTTATCCTTTGGTCGATTATCTTTTATTCTTTCGGCTTCGGCTTGTAGTAAATCGCAAAGATATTTATGGTGAAAGTTTACTGATATGGGAACAGATGGTTCAGCAATCTCAAAGGCTCTGATGAAGAACTCATAAAACGATTTCTCGCATATAGCTTTCTCCATTGCCTGAAGTAACTGTTTTTTCTGTGCCTTATCCATCTATCTCAATGTAGTCTGCCAAGTCATCATCGTCATCGTCATCTCTTTCGAGGTTCTCCATCTTGGCTTTTAGTTCATCTAAGCTAACATTGTCATCTAACTTGATTTCTATCTTTCTACTATTCTCCGCTTTGATTTCCGTTGATTGTAGTTTTGGCATTGCGTAGTTTAGCAATTTAGCTATGGCATTGATATATGCTTCGGGGTTCTTCGCCGATAGCTTTTCAAGGGCATCCATAATATTTACCTCCTGTCCACTAAGAGCATTGGCAAGTATCTCCCTTGTTATCTTTGTGGTCTTAGTTATACTACCCTTTCTTCTACCCGTGCCATTGTGATGACCAAAGGTTCTTTTGGGTGTATAGTTTTCCGTGTTAGGTAACTTTTCTTTTTCGTCACTCATAATACAAAGCTAAACAAAATAATAGTAATATACAAATAGCTTTAACCTTAGCTTTATCTTTAGCTTTATTATGTAGGGTACGTTATACCCTTCACGTACCCTTCATTAACCCTTTAATCTATAAAATAGACTTTTAAAATTTTTTTTGTATTTTTTTTACCTATATTTTTGCATTTCGCACTACTTTTGCGAAAGATTGTCTTTTATTTTTACTAACTTGCGAAGGTTTCTAGCAACGCTGATTAAACGTACTCCCTAAATAACATAATCCATACGTATAAAATAATCTAATCATTACGTATAATACTACTAAATTATAAAATTGGATTGCATTTTGTTGTAGTTATGTAGATGTGCATAAGTATATGAGTATATATATTTGACGG